TATGACAAATCAAAAATGTTGGGAACAATTCTTAACATGGGTAAGAAACAACGGTGGGACTAGAGTTCAAGGTTCTACTGCAAAAGAAGGCATCGTCAGATTATGGCGAAAGAAATTTAAATTAGAACCTAAATATACACTAATGGAGTTAAAATTATGATTTACGATTATTTCCCAGAGTTAGATGGCAACCAGTCTATCGACAATGGTAAAATGGGCAGACAGCTATTTAAAGGCGGTGGCGGTGGTAGTTCGTCTACAACACAAAACCAATTAGACCCTACTGTAAGACCCTTCGTTGAATATGGTTTACAAGAAGCAAAAGGTTTGTATCAATCAGACACTCCATCTTATTACCCATACCAAACCTATGTAGACCCAAGCCAACAAACACAGTCTGCATTACAAGCAGCACAAAATAGAGCTTTAACAGGAAATCCATTAGTTCCTCAAGCACAACAAACTGTTAGTGGGTTACAATCTGCTGTTAATCCAGCATTAGCAGGATATCAAACATTACAAGGCGGATCAGGAATATCTACAGGTATTAATCCTGCACTTGCTGGTTACCAAGCACTTCAAGGTGGAGGTACAGATTTAGGATTAGCAGGTACACAACAAACAGCAAGTGGTTCATATTTAGGTTTAAACCCATATTTTGCTAACGCATTGCAAGGAGCAGCAGGGGTTGCTACTACACAGTTTCAAGATGCTCTTAAAAACATTGCATCTCAAGCATCACAAGCTGGTCGTTATGGCTCTGGTGCTATGGGTGATTTACAATCCCGTGCATCTACAAATCTAGCTAAAGAATTAACTTCTCGTGCAGGTGAATTAATGTATCAAAATTATGGTGCTGAAAGGTCTGCACAAGAAAATGCACTTGCAAGATTAAGTGATATTTCTGGTCAAAATTTCCAACAAAGACTTGCAGCAACTCAAGGTTTAGGTTCTTTAGGAGAATCTCAATTAGGAAGAGAAATGACTGCTCAACAGCAATCTTTCCAAAATGCTCTTGCAGCAACACAAGGTCTTGGATCAATTTCAGAACAACAAGCAGCAAGGCAAATGCAAGCGGCACAAGCAGCACCTGCATTAGCACAAGCAGATTACCAAGATATTCAACAGTTACTCAATGTAGGCCAAACTGCTGAAGATTATCAGCAAAAAGCACTTGAGGCTGATATTAACAGATTTGAGTTTGAACAAAACTTACCATATACCAAACTACAATCTTACCTATCTGCTGCATACGGTGCTCCTATGGGTCAAGTATCTACTACTAAATCATCAGGAGGCAAATAATGGCTTGGTTTACTCCATTTATTGTTCCTATGGCTATTGGTGCTTTATCATCAATGGCAACAGGTAGAAGCCCTATAGAAGGGGCTGCTGTTGGTGCAGCTACACAAGGTTTATTAGGAGGTATTGATTTTGGCGGTGCTTCTAACTTATTTAGTAGTGGTGCAGGTACTGTAGCAACATCAGCTCCAACTCTTGGCGGATTAACATTAGAAGGTGCAAGAACTGGTGCTGTAGGTGGTGCTTTATCAAGTGGAGCATCAGCAGGTTTATCTACATCTTTACCTGCAACAACTGGTGAATATTCTAGTATTTATGGTGGAAATTCAGCATTACAAAATTATGATGCTGGTATGAATTATGCAGCAGCATCTGGAGGACCACAATCAACAATAGGTGGGCCAGTAAATGTTCCTATGAAAAGTGATTATAGAGGTATGACAGCTGGCTTAGATTATCCAGACTATGCTTCACAGGTATCAAAAGCTCCAACAAATGGTTATGTTTATAACCCTAACGAAATTGAAACAATGGCTAATATTAGAGAATTTGGATCAATGACTGGTACTGGCGATGCTGTTACAAATGAGCCACTTTTTGGTGGATTAATTGGTGATGATATGTCAGCTAGTGATGTTATGGGTTACACGCAACTAGCTAATGCAGCATATAACAGACAAACAGAAACTCCTTTAGTAGATACTCCTGATTTAGGTAAAATTACCAGAAAAGAAGTAAATCCTAGTGAAGGTACACTATTAGCAATCAATGTTCCTAGTAGTGATATTGATAAAAAAATTAGATTTTACGGATAAGGAAAAGCAATGGCTATTGACTTAAAAAACATACTTAATTATGTAGCACCAGCTCCAACATATCTAGGTAAACTAGAAGAGGCTGGGATGATTAAATCTGAGGATCTAGATGCCCTCAGAAATAGATCATTAGTACAAGGTCTTTTAACGGCTGGTCTTGGCTATCTTGCTCAACCTAAAACAGGCCGTTATGGCAGTGCATTACCTTATCTTGGTAAAGCTGGCCTTATGGGTTTACAAGCTATGCAACAGCCTTATGACCAATTTGGTAAAGATTTAGAAATGGGTTATAAGATAGAAAATCTTAATCTTGAAAGAGACTCAAGAAACAGAACAAAAGAATTTGTTGCTGAAATGGTTGCTAGCGGAGATCCAAGATGGGCCAATTTAGATAAACTTGGGCCTAATGAGCAAGCCACTGCCGTTACACAATATTTACAAGAAAGATTTAAATCTCCAACAAAAACTGCACCAACAAGAAATAAAAGAGAAATTGCAGTAGATGAAGATGGTGACGGAAAGCCTGATAGATTAGATGTTATTACGGAGCAATGGAATCCTGTAACTAGCGAATTTGATGAAGTTAGTCGTGCACCTAAAGAAATTAATTTAGATACAGTATATTCTGATGAAGCTATTACATTAATAGCAAATCAATATGTTCAAACAGGAACTATACCAACATTAGGTCGTGGAAAAACTGGTGAACAAAACAGAAAAAAAGCGTATGAAAAAGTTGTTGAAATTGCTAAGAAAAGAGGATTTGAAGCTCCAGATTTAGATCAATTTATGGCTGACATTCAATCTAATAAACAAGAATTACGAAGCTCAACATTAAGTTTGAATCGATTTGATACAGGCCCACAAGGAAATACAGTTCGCTCATTAAATGTTGCTGTTGATCACTTAGATACATTTAGAGAGTTAGCAGAAGCAATTAACACAGGCAATGTTAAAGATATCAACAGAGCAAAAATGTTTTTAGCTCAAAGATACAATAATCCTAATCTTACTGAGTTTAATGCTGCTAAGCAAATTATTTCTACAGAGGTTGCAAAAGCTGTTGTTGGCTCTGCTAACTTAGCTTTAGAAGATAGAAAAGAATTGGCTAATGTTGTTGATGCTGCGAACTCATGGGAAGAATTACAAGCTGCTATTGTTGGCGTTCAGAAGCTAATGGCTGGTCAGTTAGATGGACTGAGATCACAATATGAATCTTCATTAGATGATAATACATTAAAACGCAATCCATTTGATGAAAGATTAAATGCTAGAACTAAAGAAGTATTGGAAAATATTCGCAATAAGACAAGTGATACAAAAACAAAGCAAAAAATTATTGATCCAGAAGATCAAGCAGCAATAGAGTGGCTTAAAACTGCACCTGATAATGAAACTTCACGAGCTGTTAGAGCTGATTTAAAAAAACGAGGGGTTATTTAATATGGCATTTGATCCAGTAGAGTTTTTGAAAAAAAACAAAGAAACAGAAAGCACATTTAATCCTGTTAAATTTTTATCTAATAAAAATAAACCACAAACTGCACCATATGATGAAAGTGTTCCTACAGATGAAAATTTACAAATGGAAGGTCGTGATCCATACAAATATATAAAAGACCCTAGTTTTGTTGAAGAAGGACAGGCTTTAATTGAAGTTCCTATTCAATTAGGGTCAGATATAGCTAGTGGTGTATCAGCTGGAACAAGAAAATCAGCAAGTAAAATTAATCTTATTCCACAAATTATATTAAGCAAAATTACAGGTCAAAATATGATTGACCAGTCAGCATTAGAGGCTGCCAACAAACCTTTAATGCAAATGTATGATGAAAGTGCATTACAATACGATGCTAGTCCATTAGGTAAAAGACGATATGAATCGTTCTTGGATAACTTAGCAGCTATTCCTGCATTTAATGAACTTAGATCATATAATATGCTAAACAAAGGAAGAAAAGAGTCTGAGTTTTTTAACGCAGCAAAAAATCAAGAGTTAATTAAACAGACAAAAAAATATGCACCTCAGAATAAAGTGTTGCAAGAGTCAGCAAAAGAAGGATATGTTGTAACTCCATCAAAAGTTAAAAATGCTTCTAAAAAAGATTTAGCATCTGAATCAGCTGGTGGTAAATATGTAACAGAAGAAGTAGCAAGATTTAAAAATCAACAAGTTACTGATGGATTAGTAAGAAAGTATTTAGGACTTGCTGATGATGCTGCTTTAGATCAAAATACTTTAAATGTTGTTAGAAAAAAACATGGAAAAGCATATGAGTCTATTGAAAAACTAAAAGGTAAAGTTGATGTAAAAACTACTGGCACAGGTGGCTTATACAATAAACCACAAACAACAAAAACTATTATTCATAGAGATGGTAAAAACATTTTAGATGATATTAAAATTGCCAGAGATGCTGAAAGAGAGTTGTGGAAAAACTATAGATTTGGCCCAAATGCTGGAAAAAAACAACAGTTAGATGAAGCGAGAAAAATGAGCGATGAGGTAATACAACTAGAAAAAGAACTAGATGGATTACTTGCATATCATAAAAAACCTGAGTTAGCTAAAAAACTAAAACAAGCAAGACAAGACATTGCTAAAGTATATTTAGTTGATGATGCAATGACTGCAACAGGTAATATTGATGCTAGAAGATTTAGTCAAGCATTAAAGAAAAAATACATGACTGGAGAAGCAAAGAAAATTGCTAAGTTTGCAGATCAATATCCTGATTTAGCTAAAGTTCCTAAAAGTCAAACACTTAAAGATGTTACAAAGCCAGAAATGGCATTTATATTAGCTGAGATAGGTGCTGGTAATTTTAAAACAGCTGCAGCTGCTTTACTTAATCCTTTAACTAAAAGTAGATTGTTTACAAAAGGGGCTCAAGAAAGAATTATTAATTCTCAACTGAATCCTACAAATTTTCAAGGTTCAATGCTATTAGCACCTCCGACTAAAAAACAATATGCAGCTGAAGGTTTAGGATTAGCATCATTATTAGATCCATATTTTAACCGATGACATGGCACGAATTAACTTTACCTCCAATCAACTTATACAACGCACCAAGAAAGGAATCTAGTGGAACAAGTACAAGAAAAAGTAGCAGTACATTCTGCTGAAATAAATCATATGAAAAAAGACATAGACCATATTATGAATAAGGTAGATAAAATGGATAAATCTATTGATGATATTAAAAGCACACTAGATGAATTTAGAGGTGGCAAAAGGGCTGCTATGTGGTTTTTTAGTACAATAGCTGCTGTTATTGCATTTATTGTTGGTCATTGGATGGACAAATGAAAAATATACTTGAAATACTAAATGACATTGCATTTATACTTTTTAGATTAATATGTGTTCCTATTTTATTTTTTATATTTTATACATTAGGATTATTTCATATTGTTCTTAATAAATGTGTAGATAAAGTTGTGAAAGCTACAGAGTTTTTTATTAAAGACGATGACAGTAACTGAAGATATTCTTCAGACAACTTATGAATATTTGGTGCAGATAAAGCCATTTAACAAATGGAACTTGCCATCATCTCGCAAAGTAGAATTTGCAGTCATCAATGATAAAGAGGTTATGGGATTGTATGAGCCTGAGCCTCATTGCATTTCTATCTCTAAAGCTAGACACGATCATCTGGATACTGTTCTCAAAACAATGGCTCACGAAATGTGTCACCTTAAACTGTATTTAGATGGTAAACAATACGAGCTACACAACAAAGATTTTAATAAACTATCCAAGCAAGTAGCTAAAGAGTTTGGATTTGACTATAAGGAACTATAATGGTTTGGACAGCATTAATTGGCCCAGTAACATCAATACTCGATAAGTTTATAGAAGATAAAGATCAGAAGAATAAACTAGCTCATGAGATAGCCACAATGGCAGAAAAGCAAGCTCATGAAGCTAATATGATGCAAGCAGAAACAAATAAAGAAGAAGCACAGCACAGAAGCGTATGGGTAGCTGGGTGGAGACCATTCGTAGGATGGGTTTGTGGAATAGCTTTAGCTTGGCATTTTGTACTATCACCAGTTATAATATTCATAGCAGCTTGGTTTAATATTGTATTGCCTGCATTACCTCAATTTGATATGGGATCTTTAATGACTGTATTAATGGGAATGTTAGGTCTAGGAGGTTTGAGGAGCTTTGAAAAGGCTAAAGGATTAACTAAATGAATCTTACCAAACACTTTACGCTTGAAGAGCTAGTCAACTCTGAAACAGCCACTCGACTTGGTATTGATAATACTCCTACAGTTGAAATCATTGATAATTTAACATTTTTAGCAAAAGAATTAGAATATGTCAGAGATATACTTAACGCTCCTATGCTTATTAGTAGTGGTTACCGCAGTTATGTTCTTAACGATCATTTGGGAAGCAAGCGAACTTCTAGTCACTGCAAAGGGTTGGCGGTTGACTTTATTAGTCCTAGTTTCGGCAATCCCCATAGTGTTGTTGAAGCTATAGTATTGGCAAATATTAACTACGACCAAGTCTGCCTTGAATTTGATAAGTGGGTGCATTTATCATTTCATCCTACAGAGCCTCGTAAACAGGCATTAATCATTGATAAGAAAGGGACACGACCCTTTGAAAATATTACTTCTTGATATAGAAACATCTCCTAATACAGCTCATGTTTGGGGATTATATAACCAGAATGTAAGTTTAAATCAACTTATGGAATCCAGTTATGTCATGTGCTGGGCTGCTAAATGGTTAGGCGATAAAGATGTTTACTTTAGTTCTATGATGGAAACATCTCACAAAAAGATGGTAAAAGAAATCTATAAACTATTAGATGAAGCTGATGCGGTGATTCATTACAATGGCACAAAGTTCGATATACCTACTTTAAATAAAGAGTTTTTATTATTAGGACTAACTCCACCATCACCTTACAGAGAGATAGACCTATTAAGAACTAGCCGTAGTAAGTTTAAATTCCCTAGTAATAAACTTGACTATGTTGCTCAGGCATTAGGCTTAGGTGAAAAGGTTAAACATATTGGTCATGAACTGTGGATACGGTGCATGAACAAAGATAAACAGGCTTGGGATATGATGAAGAAGTATAATATCCAAGATGTTGTATTGTTGGAAAAGGTCTATGAAAAGATGTTATCTTGGATTAGAAACCATCCAAACCACAATGGGTTCACAGAGGGTGTTGTATGTCCTAACTGTGGTAGTAGCAGTTTACAGAAAAGAGGTTTTGCTTGCAATACAAATACCGTTTATCAGAGACTTCGTTGCAACTCTTGCGGAAAATGGTCGAGGAGCAACAAAAAGATTCCACAGATGAAAAAGTTACAATCCGCCATCAGCATTTAGGGAGAATTATGGATATTGATAGAATAGCAGAGGTTATGACAGGTAAGATTATAGAGGAAGTTGCCATTACTTATGGTGAAGACACTATGACTATCTTCTTGTCTGACGGCTCGTCTATCGAAATAGTAATAGATTCTATCTATGCAGACATTCCAGAGTTAGATGATTAGTGGTAAAGTCTAATAAAAATAGAAAACAATATAAAGTAATGGAAACCCATTACACAAAGGCTGGTTATCTTAATCAGGATAGATGTGTGTATTGTGGGGACATACCTGTTGATGTTGACCATGTTCCACCTATATCATGGGCATATGCGTTAGGATATAAACATATGTTAGAAGAGCATAGTGCTCCATTTTTAAAAGTTCCATCTTGCTCTGAATGTAATCAAAAAATATTAAATGACAAAAAACTATTTACATTAAAAGAGCGTAAACAATATGTTGCCGCATCTCTTCGTGAAAACTATAGAAAGTTAAGAGAAAACCCATCTTGGACTATAGATGACATATCAGAGATGGATGGTAGATTAAGAGAGTATGTAGAAAATATGGCTAATTACAGATTACATATTGAAAAAAGAATAGATTGGTCAGAATCAGATTTAAATATTGCATATAAGTATGAGTAAAAGAACTATTACTTTACCAGACGGAAAAGAAACAGATAATTACAGCAAAGAATACCAAAGATACTGTGAAGCATTAAACCTCTCTAAAAAGCCTCTATGGAAACGGCAGGAGTGGTTAAATAAGCTAACAGATGAAGAGAGGGTAGAACAGTTAAAATACTGGTTAAATTTAATCTGGAAGCAGTAGTTGGGACTTAAACTCATCTATAGTATTAGATTGCACTAAATACTTATTTTCTAGTTCATACAAATCACATTTAGTAATGAGCTTACTACCATCTGACCTAGTTCTTTCTTGACCTGTGCCAAAGAACTTTGCTTTATCAATAAACTCATTTTTATCTATCCATCCACATATAGTCAATACTTTATCTGTTTTATGTAGACTGCAAAATACATACCTATCCACTTCATACTTTGCCTGCATGCCTATTAGATTATTTACATAATAGTCTTTAGGATACGATGTTCTCCCCATTGTCTTAACATCATAAGTCTTGCCATTTAATACAAAATCTATTCCGTTATCAAACCCACCACTAAAGTCACTGTGTAAGTTTAGTATATTACATATCATGTATTGACCTACAACTCCAATTCTTTGTTCTTTGAACCCTCCATCTGCATAACCACGATTACCCAAACTGTAACGCTTAACAATATCATAACTATATCTTGCTACTTCATCTGATATAGGTATGTTAATTATGCTCCTACCCTCCTGCCTACAATGGTGAGTAGATTATCTATAGCTATTTGTAGTTTGTATTCATACAACTGTGGCTTTTTAGTATTAAGATAACGAGCATAAATGGCTTCTTTTTGGTCTTTAGGGAGACTATGAATCACAGCATCAACTGTTCTTACATTGGTATCTTCTACATCTTCATACATCTCATCAAACGCATCATAACTAGATTCACCTCCACTAGACATTCCTAGAGACTTACTAGGATAACCTAGCTTATGATTGTCAGAGTTCATGTATCGTTTCCACTTATCCAACAACTCTAATAATCTATCCATCTCCATTACTCACCCCAGTACACACTATTATAATAAGAATTACCATAAGAAATATTGTATTTAGAGCTCATTCCGCTTTTAGAAGTTCCTTCATCTACCATTCTTTTCTTTGAGCTTTTTACAGTAAATGATTGCTCAACCTTGTCTACAGGATACATGACTTTAGCTAATAAACAGTCATCACGAGACTTAAATAAGTAATGACCATTTCTTCTTAATTTTGTATTGGTGATTAAGTTATTCTCTCTCATAACCTTTATCAGATTAAGCATAGGCTGACCATCTATTTTAAACATTTCAGACAACTCATTAATGGTCATTGCTTTCACATCAAGCACATCCAGTATCATATTAATGGCTTGATTTCTTTTATACTCTTTGCCTTTTAGTGTGTATCTATAATCAGCAAAGTCATATCTTGATTTTACGACAAGTCTTCTATCTTCACTTCCCATTTTCTACCCTCCTTATAAAATCCCCATAACTCAATGCGTATTCCAGCTTCACGCACTTTCCCTACATTCTCATGCTCTGCAATCTTTTTTCGTCTACTAGACATATTAGCTTTAGAGGTAACCTGTATCGCTAATACCTCATCTCTTCTAATAGCCAAGAAGTCTATAAAACCCCATAAGTCATTCTTCTGGCGACTAAATGTATTATACTTCTCTACATTCTCAACAAGATAACCTAAATCAGTCAGTCTTTTTCTTGTCGGTATGTTTAGGTTTGCTGGTTTCTTTCTTTCCAAATATCTTGTCCCAATTATCCTCAAACTGTTTACGATTGGGGATTGGTCTGGCTGATGAACCCTTACCCATTATTTAATCTCCTTTTTAATCAACCCAAATGGTAAATTAATATAGTCTTCATGTAGACAACTTGTATATTCTGCCTTTGGGTAATGCTTCATAGCATACTCATTGGCTGTTGCACAATCTACAAAATGTCCAATATATTCTGGTTGTTTCATTGTAATATATACAACTAATACATATTCAAACATAAAAAAAGAGAAGCATCCTAGCCGTTTGGAGAGTAAACGCATTGTAGGCAATGCGATTTGGAGGCAGCTAAAATACTTCTCATTTATATTATCCTTATTCTAATCTATTGACTGCTCTGTGTCTAGGATTATTTTGTTATCAGGATACATTTTATAGTATTTTCCCCTAATCTCATGCTCTACTTCAACTCTAATGCTTCCATCCTCCTCTTTAAAAAACTGAACAGTGAACCATTCACCCTCTATCGCTATTCTTCTTGTTATCATTCTTACATATCCCATGTGCTGACAAGTCTCTTCCACACCACCATTGTTTCTTGTCATAAGTGTTTGCAGGCTGTTTACATTTGTGGCATACCTGCCCTCCCAATTTAATTTTCGTCATGCAGTGGGTCTTCTATCCACTCATCAGGCATTAATTTAGGAGAAGATAGTTTAGCAAGTTGTTCGGTATAGATTTGTTTCTCTTTTTCTAAATACCATGCTTGTTTATCACACTCTTCTATTCTATTTTTAAGTTTTTCTATTTCAGATAGATTCACAGATTGCTTATGCCCTCGTCTATCTAAATACTTCCTATTGTTACCTTTGCAATAGCCAATTAACTCTTCTGTTGTTGACTTTGCTTTAATGACATCAAATGTTTCTATCCCTCCAATTTTATAGTGGTCAGGATTAATTGCATCGCTCACTTCACTACCTCCTTGTCTACAATAATTAAATCTTCAAATAACTCACATTGAGTACCCACAACCTTAACATAAATATCGTCAATTTCCAATGCTTTTAATAACTTACCTTTATAACAAATAAATTCAGGTCTAGGCTGTTCTTTAATTAAATCATAATGTATATATATCCCTAATATAAGAAATAACATTATGAAAAGAACAATATATTTAAGTATTTTCTTTAGCATAAAATAATTCTCCATTGTTATACTCTATTTATATAGAGAGTATAATTACACCATGTAATCAATGATTACAAATTCATTAGAAAGGGGCAACATTATGTGGACAAAACCATCAGCAACAGAAATGCGTTTCGGCTTTGAAGTTACAATGTATGTTTGCAACAAGTAATTCATACTAAATAGGGGGAGTTACATCCCCCTAAATAATATCTTATATTTAGAATCTGCTCTTTTTATCCAGTCTGCACACAGCCTAACCGTCACAAATCCTTTTTTACCCCTAATTCCACCTATTTTTACTGCGTGTTTAGGTAGATACCTCAAATTAGCAACAGGTATCGCCCTAGAAACCCAATTAGAATGGGATGTCATCTGTCATCTCTGATACAGATTCAACATTGCGTTTTGGTGCTTGTTTCTGACCATCTGTATTAGGTTTAAACAATGATGCAACAATAGAGTTACCTTTGCTTTCATCATATGGAAATCCTGCTAGGTTTGCACTTCTGTCAATCAATGCAAAAGAATTACCATCATCTGTTTCCATGATAACACCAATATTAGTGTATCTGTTCTTCTTGTTACCTTCTACATCGGTATAGCTACCGTTTACTACTGATATATCATACAACTTTTTAGCCATTATTGTTCTCCTTAATAAATTTAATGGTGTCCTCAACCTCCGTTAAGAACTTTATTACTTCTTCTTCAAGTAATTTGATTTGCTCATCATTCCATTCCAATCTAATAACTACCATTTTTAGTTCTTCAGGGAATGACGGACAATACGATACATAATCACACCACCTTCTACCAGTACAAGCCATTTGCCAAAACATCTGCAACTTGTAATTGCTTGGTATTTGATTAGAGATTAATGTTTCTGTATGGTTATGTGGCTGTCTGCATTTTATTTCAATTAAGCCATCATCACCAACTAATCCATCTGGACTAGCACCAGCCATGTCTATCGTAGGGTGGTCTATAAAACCCACTTCTTCTACATCATTGTATTTAAATACATAAAAGTCTCTTGCCTCATCTTCTGTATCAATACCATGTTGCATAGCTTGATTTATTATAAATTCTGTTGGCTGACCTGTTAATCGCTCTGTTATTAATCTTAATCTATAGTTTCTACGATAAGCAGATTCGCCTGACCTTGTTGATGCTGTTACATTAGATAAATTAGATGCTGTGACCTTACCTAACCTAGCCTGATGCCATTCTTCAGTGCGTTGTTCCATCTTGACTCTCCTTATTATTATTTCTTATCTCCTCCAAAAATGGCTGACATTTCTTTCTAGCCTCATTATCCATCTTATTGTAGACGGCTCTAGCCCCATCAATGCCTTGAGTTTCATACACATTCTTAATTAAATCCAATGGGTCTAAATCTGCTAAATCTTCACCCTGAAAGATATATAACCCTATTCCATGTAGGGCTATTGCTTTTGCCAAACATCTTTGCATAGCTGTATTGACTTGCATCGCATCAGGATTCTTGATGGCTTGATTTTTATAGTTCATCACAGGTAACTGCATGGTCATACTTTTACCAAACGCATGGACTGTGCAAGTGACCATCATACTGTCATTAAAGATTTGTGGCTCATGGTATTCCCATGTTGCCAGAGGGTCATGTTGTAGCAATATGTCTACAGCGTGTGCCCAAGCCAAATAGCTAAACTGACCTTTCTTTTCTATGTATTTAGAAACATCTAATACTCTTAATTCTTGAAACTTACTTTTATCTGCCATCATTACTCTCCTGTTGTTGTTGCTCATCGGTCATCATCTGCTGTCTGTCATCCATACGCTGACCTAGTTCTTGTAAATCATTCTGCATGGCTTGTATTTGCCATTGTAGATATTCATACTGCTCTTTAATTTTACTCATATTTACTCTCCTTGTTAATATGTATTTACAATATATTACACTTTGAAACGATTGTCAACACTATTTTTCGTATCATCAAACCCTTGAGTTTTAAAGACTTTTCCGTCTTTGGATACGGCTCTGTATTGTATATCATTTCCAAATGTTTCTTTTAATTGCTTGATTAGTTCGTTTATTGTCATGGTCTATCCCTATATCTCATGCCCTTTCGGTCATAATAAAAGTTAAAAGTAGGCTCTCCGTTTTCCCCTATGTAGTTCCTTTGTTTTTGCACAAAGACTTTAGCATCAGGGATATTTCTTATTTGCTCATCTGATAGTTTATCATTCATTTTATTTCTCCATACAGTCAACAGATTGTCTGCAAGATTGACAATGTGGTTACTGCCATGCACATCATTTTTAGATGGGTGTTCATACACATCACGCATTTTTTTTGTATGAGCCACTAGAAAGATATGAATAGGGTATTTACGGCACATTGAAGTTAATTGGTCTACAAACTTCTTCTGTGCATCATAATTATCCTCTGCAATATCATTCATCTTCATCAAACTATCTATCACTATAATTTTACATCCTAAAATATTGTAGGCATATTCAATCATAGCGTAGATGGTTCTTGTTTTAGTTACATTGGCTTGATTGTAGATATATAGTTTATTTTTCATTATATCCACAAAGTTATTAATACAGTCATCTGTAACATCTGCATGACCTTCTAACTGTGTCATCATTCGGCTACAAGTGTATATAGGGTGCATTTCTAAACTGGCTATAATGCACTTTGTGCCACTTTGTAATTGCTTTAACACTACCTGTGATAACCACATGGTCTTGCCTGAACCATTTGTGCCTGATACCACTGTAATTTCATGTGGTCTTATGAGAAATCCCTCATTAGTATGATGAAACCCTAGCCCATTACCTTTTTTGATACCACCACGATACCAACTATGAATATCCTTGCGTATATCATCTGTGGTTATGATAGAGAATTTTTGTTCTAACTCACCTGTTAGTTCATCAATCTTATCACTGTCAATGGTTAGTTCGGCTATAATTTCACCTGTGTTTAACTCATTCACTCACAGTTTCCTTTTCCATGTCTTGAATGATGTCTTTAATCTGATAAGCCCTTAATAAAGGTATCTTATCGTTTTTAAACCATACATTGACGGCTTGTCTGGATACACCTAATGTTGTTGCTAGTTTTGATTGTGAATTATCAAAATACGGCATAAT